GAGATCCGAAAAGAGGAAGAAGTCATCTTGGGAACGCGCTAAGGCTGCAGCGATGCAGCCTCAGAAGTTCCCGGGGCAAGAGGGCTATAATGGCTTTCGAAAACCCCGATACCGTAAGGCAGATGACTCTTGGGAGATTCCCCTCAAAAGGAATGCCAAGGCGTACGGCTCAAACTACCTAGAGTTCCACTTTGGGTGGGAGCCTTTGATGAAGGATATTGAGGCTTCATTGGATATTTTCAACAATCCAATGCGGAACAAAGTAGGGTTACCCGTGAAGGGATATGGCCAGGAGTCCGTCACTGACGGGCCTCTGATCCATCCGAACTTCGCGATTCGATCTTACTACACATTTTCCTCGGGCGTTGTTTTACGCGCCAGGGTGAAGGTGGTAGATGCCGATATCCATCGTCTCGAGCAGTTGGGTTTGCTCAACCCAGCTGTCTTAGCGTGGGAGCTTGTCCCGTTCAGCTTTGTTGTTGACTGGTTTGTTAATGTAGGAAACTACTTAGCAGGCATGACGGATTTCATGGGCCTTGAGCTCAAGTATCCTCAGACTTCTCACGCTATCGCAGGCACCGAAGACGTAAAGTACAACTTCAACGGCGGAATGCTGTTGAATGCGCACTATGCTACTCGGACGCTTGAACGGACGACAGGGATTAGTGGACCCTTTCTATCCGTACGGAGCCTAAAAGCTCCTTCAGTGACACGCGGCGTGACTGCCGTTTCACTGCTAACTGGCTTCTTCGACACAGTCCAACGTCGAAGGTAACCGCTAGCGTAATCCTACGTTAGTATCATTCTCCTTTCTTAAGAAAGATATATACATGCCTAATATGGCCGCTGTAACCGTCAAAAAGAATGACGGCACCACTGATCAGATCTGGAACAACGTCCAGGCTGCAGGTGGTGATCGCTCCCCCGCCATCTGGCGGAATACCTCCGTGGGTTCTGCGCCTGCCTTCAACCCCGAAGCGCGTGTGTCGTCTCGTCCGAATTCGGACCAGACGGTGCGCCGCGTAGAAGGGACCATTGTTTGGCCGCAGTCCGTCGTCGGTACCGATGGTGTCACTCGAAAGGTGAATACGTTCAGCCTCAAGTTTGAGGGCGTCGTTCCGCAAGGAATGCCGTCCGCAGACTTGAACGAGGCTGCATCGCAGAGCACCAACCTCCTTGCTTCTGTCCTCTTCAAGGACATGTTCAAGGCCGGTTTCTCCGCTACTTAACTGTAACGGAGCACGTTCATGACACCCACCCTCTCACGTGAAGTGAGGAGTGTGGCCCTCGCGTTATGCGACGGCCTCTCCGGTCCCCTCTCTGCTCGAATCAAATCGTGCATACTTGAGGAGCGATGGACTGACTTCCTTCAAATTGAAGTCAAGCCGAGCGAGTATTCTCATCCCGAAAGCTACTTCGCTGATGTAGCTTGTATTTCCTTTCTAAGGAAGTATGAACCTCTACCGACAGGGATCGACCGTAAAAAAGTCGCTACCGACTCGTTCTTTGAGGCAGAGAAGACTTGTTATAGAACCAATCAACGCTTGGCACCCTTTGTCAACAACGCCTATGGCGTCGAAGATGAAGCGACCTTTGGATTTATCCAGCAGGTTCGGAAAGAGGTGCTAGCTATTTTGGGTCCGCGACCACCCGGCAATCCCGCTGGACGTTTCGGCCCAGGTTCTACCTACGGAGATCGGGGAAGTCTCACGACAATCCCGGACAAAATGTCTTCAAGTCCCACACTTACCCGGGATGCTTGGCCATTTTTATTCCCCTGGAGCGGAACGCTCTGGGGATCGGCCTGTGCATCTCGTGGAGAGACGATCGATATCGTGCGAGGGAACCGTTTCACAACGGTTCCTAAGGATTGCACTAAGTTTCGTGGCATAGCCATTGAGCCTAGTGTAAATCTCTTCTACCAGCTTGCCTTCGGGCAGGCTATGAAGGATCGCTTGAAGTCGGCAGGGTTAAACCTGCAGACCGCGCCTGACCTTCACAAGCTGGTCGCTTGTGATGCCAGTATCTCTGGCAAATACGCGACGATTGATCTCTCCCAAG